CTGTGGATAACCAGCCAGATGCGGACGGATTCGGCAGGATCGAGCCGAGACTGGCCACGCCACGATTGGGGGACGAGACATTTGGCCCTGACGTAGCCGCGTGGGCTGCGCGCAACCTGCCCGGCGAACTAATGCCGTGGCAGCAGCTCGTTCTCGACGGCCAACTAGAACACGACGGCACCGGCCAGCTGCACCGCAGCGAATCGCTGGTCAGCGTCGGCCGGCAGAACGGCAAAAGCTACGCGCTGGGTGCGCTGGTCGGCTGGTGGGCCACGGAGATGCCACGCATAGCCGGCAGGCCCCAGCGGATCATCAGCACCGCGCACAAACTTGACCGAGCGTTCGGCTTGTTCAAAGAACTGGCGCCGATCCTTGAGGCACGCTTTGACGCCAAAGTCAACTGGTCGTACGGCCGCAACTTTGTCGAGTTCAAAGACGGCACCATGTGGCACGTCAACGCCGCAACACCACAGAACGCGCACGGCGCCACCTGCGACCTTGTCGTCATTGACGAAGTGTGGAACATCGGCCCCGACGTGATCTTCGACGCATACCGGCCGACGATGACTGCGCGACCGAACCCGCTCATGTCAATGTGGTCGACCGCTGGCGACGAGGGATCGAAAGTGATGATGCAGCTGCGCGAGCAAGCTATCCAAGCCATCGACAACGACCGCACGTCGGCGCTGTACTTCGCAGAATGGTCGCCACCGCCCGGCAGCAACCTCGAGGATCCCAACACATGGGCATGGGCCAACCCGGCGCTCGGCACCACAATCAACGCCGACCGGCTGCGACGCATGTCAGAAACACCAAACCGGCAGGCGTTCTACCGTGCACATTGCAACGTGTGGATCAGCGCTAGCGCATCATGGCTGCCGGCCGGCCATTGGCACAGCTGCCTAACATCCGATGCGATGCCGGCTGGTGGCTGGCTTGCAGTAGATAGCGACGTGACGGATCTGCGTTACACCGGCGTTCGTGTGGCGCCTGACGATCAAGGCCGGCTGCATGTCCACACCGAGTTCGTGGTGGACAACGCGAACGCGATGTGGGACGAGATCCACCGCGTACTTGAGGACGAAGCGGTGCAGCTCGCGTTGACACCTGGCTTCTATGCGTTGTGCCCACCGGAGCTGTTGCGACGCTGCAAAGACTTTGGCCAACGCGAAATGACCACTTTTACCGCCATCGTCCGAAACATGATCCTTGAGCGGCGCATCGTTCACCACGGCCAGCTCGCGCTAGCCGAACAGGTCAACCGCGCGGTGGCTGGCCGATCATCTGGCACCATCACGCTGTCATCGCAGAAGTCGCCCGGCCCTATCGAGCAGACTCGGTGCATGGTTGCTGCTGCCGGCTTTGCTGCACAGCCACAAGCGAAGATTCGCAAGCCAATGCTGGGTGTAGCCAAATAATCACACGGGTGTGACTAGGCTGGGCGCGTGGGTCTGTTTCGATCGCGTACCGAGCCGGCGTTCGGCACCGCCTCCGTGCAGGCCGCCGCGGGCGCATCGCCCAGACCCGGCGCGCTGCAGTATTACGTCGTCGGCGCTAATACTGCGCGCGCCTTGTCTATCCCGACGGTGTCGCGCGCGGTCGGTCTTATTACCAGCATGATCGGCGGCCTTGACTTCCGCACCTACACCATGTCGTGGGATCCCGAAGTCGAACGCTACGAACGCATGTACATACCCGGCGAATCGTGGATGACTCGACCCGATCCGAACGTGACGCGTAACTTCATCATGGCGTCCACCGTCCAAGATCTGATGTTGCACGGCCGCGCGTTTTGGTACGTGACTAGCCGATACAACACCGGATTTCCGGCATCGTTCACATGGCTGCCAGCAGACAACATCGCCACCCTCGACCAAGCCGGCCCTGAATGGTTTGGGCCATCGCACGACATCCAGTTCAACGGTGTCGACATTGACGCCGACAACGTCGTGCAGTTCCTCAGCCCGGTCAACGGCATGCTGTGGACTGGTAACCGTGCCATCCAGATCGCGTACGAGCTGGACGAAGCCGCGCGCCGGTACGCCAGCAATGGCGGCGGCATCGCCTCCGGTTATCTGCAACAGATTGACGGCGAACCGATGGGTGGCGACGACCTTGCCGAACTGGCTAGCGCATGGTCAGAAGCTCGCGGCAATCTCGCAGTCGGCGCATTGAATCAGCACGTCAAATATGTCGAGTTCAGCCAAGATCCAAGCAAACTGCAGCTCATGGAAGGCCGGCAACACTCGGCGCTTGAGCTGGCGCGCGTATTCCAGGTGCCGGCGTGGCTGGTCGGTGTCGCTATCGGCGGCATGACCTACCAAAACAGCCAGCAAGCGCGGCAGGATCTGTACCTGTTCGGCGCCAAGCCGTACGTCGACTGCATTGAGCAAACATTGAGCCTTGACAGCGTCGTCGCGCGCGGCAAACACATCGAGCTAGACATCGGCGCCTACCTACAAGAAGCCGAATACCCGGCCGCTATCACCCGCGAGAACGAGGACACACCCGCATGATCCGATTCACCGCCCAATCCGTCACCCTTGACGCCGCAGCCGGCGAAGCCGACAACCCGCGCACCATTAGCGGCATCGCCGTCCCCTACGGCGAGACCGCGACGGTGTCGACCGGCCAACAGGTACGCATCGAACAAGGCGCGCTACCGGTCGACGGCCCAGCGCCACGCCTGCTTGAGTCGCACGACCCCAGCCGCATCGTCGGCCTCGTCACCGCCCGCGAGGACACCGACGCCGGCATGCTGTTCACCGCCGAGATCGCACGCACCGCAGCCGGCAACGACCTAGTCGAACTGGTCAAAATGGGCGCCCTTGACAGCGTCAGCATCGGCATCGAAGCCCTTGACTACGAAATGGACGGCCGCACCATGGTCGTCAAAGCCGCCGACTGGCAGGAACTGTCGGTCGTCTACCAGCCAGCGTTCGCTGGCGCCACCATCAGCGAAATCGCCGCACAAGCGGAGACCGCACCCGACCCAACCCCAGAGGAGACAGAAGTGTCCGAAGAAATCAAGCCCGAAGTGGTCGAGGCCGCCAAGCCCGAGACCATCCCAACCCAGCCGCTCCACGCGTCACCCGCCAAGCCGTTCAAGCTTCCGTCGGCCGCCGAGTGGATCAGCGCCGCGCTCATCGGTGGCCACGACTGGCACCAGATGAACGAGAACATCCGCGCTGCCGCGCCTGATGTGACCACAACCAACAACGACGGCATCTTGCCCGAGCCAATCGTTGGCCCGGTGTACAACGACTACCTCGGCATCCGCCCCGTGGTGGACGCGTTCGGTGTGAAGGCCATGCCGGCCAGCGGCAAGGTGTTCATCCGCCCGTCGGTGTCAACGCACACCTCAATGGCTGCACAGTCGTCCGAACTCGCCACGTTGCAGACCGGCGAGTTCCAGGTGCAAGAGAATCAGGTCACCAAGTCCAGCTACGGCGGCTACGTGACCGTGTCCGAGCAGGTTATCGACTGGTCGTCACCTGAGATCATCAACCTGATTCTTGAAGACATGGGCCGCGTGTACGGCCAGACCACCGACAACGTCGCAGCTGACGCGCTCGCATCTGGCGCCACCACGACCGGCAACTTCACCGCAGCCAACAAGGGCGACGCTACCGAGTGGCTGAGCTGGCTGTACTCCAATGCCGCGTACATCCTGTCGAACGCCGGCAACGGCGGCCACCTCCCGACGCACCTGTTCGTGTCGGCCGGCAACTGGGAAGCCCTCGGCAAGCTCGAGGACGGCTCAGGACGTCCCCTGTTCCCACAGGTTGGCCCGATGAACGCGTTCGGCACCACCAGCCCCGGCACCTCGAACTTCGTCGCGTTCGGCCTTCAGGTCGTCGTCGACACGAACTTCGACGACGCCGGCAACGGCACCATGATCCTCGGTGACACCACCGGCTTCGAAATCTTTGAACAGCAAAAGGGCTTCTTGTCCGTAGACAACGCGACGAACCGCAGCCGTGATATCTCATGGCTCGGCTACTTCGCCACCCTGATGCTTGACGTCGACCGTTACGTCAAGGCGAACTTCGTCTGATCCGCTGAGTACTGCACGACGTCATGGCTACCTACACCATCACCCACGCGTGGCGGCAGGATAACTATGGCGTCGTGCAGACTCTCGAAAACTTCGATGGTCTGATTGTTGGCAGCGACGTCAATGTTAGCGGCCTGTCGCAAACCAACCTGAACGGCAACCACGTCGTCGCAGCCCTTGAGCCGTACCAGTTTGTCGGCGTCACCGACGAAGGCGACCTCGTTTTTGACTACGACATACCGCGACCCAACCAAATCGTGTTCGCTGACATCGGCGACGACATTGACCGCACTACTGACAGCGGCACCCTGACGTACACACCGACGTGTACCTGGATCGACAACGACGACGTGGCTGAGTGGCTTGGCATCGACAGCGCGACGGCGAACGACACCGCGTTCATCACGACCGCTGTGTCAGCCGCTAACGCGTGGTGCAGCCGACGGCGTCGATCAGCCGGCTACTTTGACGCGTTGAACACCGCGCCGAGCGGCGATGTCAAACTCGGCACCGTCATGTATGCCGCGATCCAATACCGGACACGCGGCTCAGTTGACGGCTACGCATCGTTCAACGACATGGGAACCGTCACACCTATCGGATCCCTCGGCCAAGTGCTGCAGCTGCTCGGCTGCGGTCGACCACAGATCGGCTGATGCGGTGGCTGCGACAGGAGTGCTTGCGGAGGCGATTAGCCATGTCACCGGGATCATCAACGGACTTGGCTACAAAACCGTCACCGACCCGCGCAACGCACGACCGCTGTCAGTTTTTGTCGAGCTGCCAACATTCACGACGTTCGCACACGACGTGGTCGACATCACCATCGTCGTACGCGTGCTGGCACCGCCACCCGGCAACCAAGACGCCA